CGGCCGCGGCCGGTCGCCCAGCACATACGCCGCCGCCACCGCGTTCAATGCGTCATAGTCCTGCCGGTACGTGTGGTGCGCGCTCCCGATCGTCAGCGCCCCACGCATCGCCGCGTGCGCCTCCGGGTCCGCAACCCGCAACGCCGCACACGCCGCAAGGCAGTCATCGTGAAGTTGGCGAGTGGTCATGTCGATCTCCTGTCTATGGAAAGTGTCATACGCTTCCACGTGCCGGATGTCAACAAGTATGTTGCACTTAATGCGGCGGTGGTTTAGACTGCCGCCATGGCCAAAGCCAGGCAGCGCAATAATCTCTCCCGCATCATGTCGCTGCGCGTGCCGTGGCCGATCTCCGACGCGCTCGCCGACCGCGCTGCCGCAGACGGCGCCTCCGTCGCCAGTCATGCCGTCGCAGCTATGGCCCGCGGCCTCAACTTCGACGGCGCCAACCTCTCCACCCGGACCAACCCGCCGTACCGGCCGAAGAAGGTCAGCACCGTTGACCCTTGACTTTAGGGACGATATGTGCCTATCGTGATAGCACAACGACAGCGCGGACAGCCCTCGTCGGTCCCCGCATGTCGTGCGGATGCCATCCATGACCCTCTGGTACTGCGCCTGGACCGAACCAGCCCGCGAGTGGCGCGCCTACCACGAACTCACTGCCGCCGGCTTCAAAACCTATCTCCCGCTCCATCTCCACCACTTCGACACCAAGCGCGATCACCGCAGCGGATACCGCATCGAGGTCATGTTCCCGCGCTATCTGTTCACCGCCCTCGATCTCGCCATCGACCAGTGGGGCGCCGTCGTGCGAACCCGAGGCGTCGCCGGACTGATCCGACACGCACTAGACCAACCAACCGCGTTGCCCCCCGGCGTCGTCGAGAACCTGATCGAGCGCACCAGCCCACGCGGCATCGTTGACGACCCAGGCGACAACGCCCCGCACAGCGCGCTACACGCCGTCCAGCCGCCGGAGTGGCGCAACATCACCTCCCTGGGCTCCAGCGCCCGTGTGAGGCTCCTGTGCCGGTTGTTCGGGCCAGATGCCGCACAGCGCATTGTCTCGGAAGATGAGACTGCGCACGCGGCTTAGCTAACGTGGGCTAACATGAGGCGGAAACTTATTGCGTAATTTCTCACCGCTCGCGATAACTTATCGTGCAATCAGTGACTTAGCGGTAGCCAAGCGCAACCCGCGGACGCACTCAAGCACACAGATCGAGCAGATCGCGCGATCGATTGCCGCGTTCGGCTGGACCAATCCGGTGCTGATCGATGAGGATCAGCGCATCATCGCCGGGCACGGCCGCCTCGAGGCGGCGCGCAAGCTGGGCATCGCCGAGGTGCCGACCATCACGCTCGCCGGCCTCGACGACGCGCAGAAGCGGGCGCTGGTGATCGCCGACAACCAACTCGCGCTCAATGCCGGCTGGGACAGCGAACTGCTGGCGCTGGAACTCGGCGAGCTTGGCGCGGCGGGCTTCGACGTGTCGCTGATCGGGTTCAGCGATGACGAGATGGCCGCGATCCTGGCCGATCGCACCGAGGGCCTGACCGATCCAGATGATGTGCCAGAGGCACCGGCCGAGCCGGTCTCCGTGCTGGGCGATGTGTGGACGCTGGGGCGGCATCGCGTCATGGCAGGCGACAGCACCAATCCGCAGCACGTCGCGATACTGACCGAGGGCAAACTGGTCGATCTGTGCTTTACCTCGCCGCCGTATCTACACCAGCGCGACTACAAGACAATGACCGAGGGATGGGACGCGCTCATGCGGGGCGTGTTCGGCATCCTGCCGGTCAAGGACGATGCGCAGGTGCTGGTCAATCTCGGCATGGTGCATCGTGACGGCGAATGGCTGCCGTACTGGGATGAGTGGATCGGCTGGATGCGCGAGCAAGGGTGGCGCCGGTTCGGCTGGTACGTGTGGGATCAGGGTTTCGGCCTGCCGGGCGATTGGAACGGCAGACTCGCGCCGTCACATGAATGGCTGTTCCACTTCAATCGGCAAGCCGAGCGGGCGCGCAAGAGCGTTCCGAAGCATCCCAACAACATCGTGACGGAGCATCGGAAGCCGCATCATATCCTACGCGACAAGGGCGACGGGAAACATGTCATAAATTCCCCAAGAAGCATGGCGAATACGCACAAGATACCCGATAGCGTCATCCGAATAATGCGGCATCAAGGGGCGATCTCTGGCGTTAAAGGCGATCATCCAGCGCTATTCCCGGTCGATCTGGTCTCCGAGATGCTGACCGCGTTCAGCGATCCAGACGATACCGTTTACGAGCCGTTCTGCGGCTCCGGCACGCAGCTTATCAGCGCGCAGAAGAACGGCCGCTCCTGTCTGGGGATGGAGATTGCGCCGGTCTACGTCGATATCGCGGTCATGCGCTGGCAGGCGTTCACCGGCCAGCAGGCCACGCACGCCAGCACCGGCCGCAGCTTCGCCGAGACCGCCGACGAGCGCGCCAGGGTCGCCGCCTGATGGGCAAGCGCGGGCCAAAGCCGGGCCACGGCGGACGGCCGATGCTCAATGTGGACTTCGAGGTCGCATTTCGTGCCGCCTCGATCGGCTGCACCGACAACGAGCTTGCCGCGCTGGTCGGCATGTCCCGCCGCGGCTTCGACCTGCGGCTGTCCAAGGACGAGAGCCTGGCGGAGCAGATCGAGCAGGCGCGGGACCGTGGCCGCGTCACGCTGCGCCGGATGCAATGGCAGCGCGCTCAGGCGGGTTCGGACCACATGCTGGTGTGGCTGGGGAAGAACTTCCTGAACCAGACCGACAAGCGCGAAATGACCGGCGCCAACGGCGGGCCGATGGAGATGATCGTAACCGGCGTGCGCCGCGCGCCCGAGATCGACGGCGAGGCCGAGGAGATGCCGCCGCCCGATATCGGCACCGGGGTGCAGCGCGCGATCGAGGCCGGCGACGGCGACGATTGATACGATAGCGTCCGCAAAGGCCGATTATCGGACGTAATAACGGCCACTTACCGCGCCTTTGCCGCCGCTGCCTTAATCCTCATTCGGTGTCCTGGTGGGGCGCCGCATCCGATCCGCCGCTCGGGACCGCGGCGGGACATTTACCTCCGCCGGGCGCGCTTGCAGGTGGCGCTTGCAGGTGCGTCCGGCGACTTTCGGAACACCGCATGCAGCCAATCGTCGAGCAATCCATGACCTGGACCTGTGCTGCGTGCGGCAAGCGGCCTTGGGCGCATGCCGAGCACTGTGCGTGCGGCGCGGCGCGCCCGGAGCCGCTGCCGGCCGCCGAGCCGACCGACATCGCACTCGCCGAGGTGATGCCCGATGGCGCCCGGAACGCCCATGGCGGCTAAGCCCACCCGCAAGATCGATCTCGGCTATCACGCGCGGCCACAGTTCGCGCCGTTCCACGCGCGCCGCCAACGCTGGGCGTGCCTGGTCTGTCATAGGCGCAGCGGAAAGACGGTAGCGTGTATCATGGACCTCGTGGACGCTGCGCTGCGCTGCAAGAAGCCCGAAGGGCGGTTCGCCTATATGTCACCGACCTACGCGCAGTCGAAGGACACCGCCTGGGCCTACCTCAAGCGATTCACCGCCGAGATCCCAGGCGTGGAACAGCGTGAGAGCGACTTGATGGTGGTGTTTCCGAACGGCGCTCGCGTCCGGTTATATGGTTCCGAGTTTTACGACCGACTGCGCGGCACTTATGCAGACGGAATGGTTTTAGACGAGTTCGCCGACATCAATCCACGTGCGTGGCCCGAAGTGCTGCGCCCGTCCCTAGCCGATCGTCAGGGCTGGGCGGTGTTCATTGGAACTCCCAAGGGGCGTAACGAGTTCTGGAGAGTGCATGAGCACGCGCGCACCGATCCGGCGTGGTATTCGTTGGTGTTGAAAGCGAGCGACACCGGACTGCTGCCTGATACCGAACTCGCCGACATGCGAGCGATGATGACTCCGGAGCAGTACCTCCAGGAGCTGGAGGTATCATTCGACGCGGCGATCATGGGTGCATATTATGGCCGCGACCTCGCCGAAGCCGAAGCAGCGGGCCGCATCACGAGCGTCCCGTATGATCCGGCGGTTCCAGTGCATACGGCGTTCGATTTAGGTGTGGCTGATTCTACGGCGATCTTCTTCTTTCAGGTGATCGGCAAGGAGCTTCACGTCATCGATTACTATGAGGCGTCTGGCTATGGGTTGCCGCATTACGCCGCTGTGCTTGCTGCCCGTGGCTATACGTACGGGACGGAGTATTTGCCGCACGATGGCATGGCGCGAGAGATGGGAACCGGACGATCTCGCTTCGAGACGTTACATGATCTGACGAACCGCTGGCCCCGCATCGTGCCGCAGCAATCCGTTATGGACGGTATAAATGCTGCCAGGATCACTATCGGGAGCGCTTGGTTCGACGCGGGCAAGTGCCACGATGGCCTAGAGGCTCTGCGGGCCTACAGGGCAAACTACGACGAGCGCAACAAGGTGTTCCAGGACCGCCCGGCGCATACATGGGCAAGCCACGGTGCTGATGCGTTCCGGTACATGGCCCTGGCATGGAGGGAAATGCAGCCTCAAAAGCCTCCCCCACCGCCCCGCGATAGCTGGGCGCGGGCCTTCGAGCGGGCGAGCGCCGAGGATGTTATGGATTGGAGAATCGCTTGACCGACGAACAACCAGACTACACCACGATGACCGGCGCGCAGTTCCGGCGTGCGGTCGGCGTCGATCCC